AGTCGTCAAGTCATCACGCGCCGACTCAATGAGCTGAATCTTCCTATCCGCTCCGCCAGCGAAGCCAACTGGCTCCGAGCGGAGCGCGCCACTCCTGAACAACGACGTGCCACTGCCCTGGCTGCCAACGCTGCCCGTCGCCGGAAGTCGATCGGCTTCAGCCCACGCCAAGCCTTGCGAGACAGTGCCTCGGTCAACACCGCCAAGACTCATTCTTGCCGTACGGGCAAGGGAGAGCCCGAACTGGCGAACCTCCTCATCGCTCGCGGGCTCCCCGTGAAACGCCAGTTCCCCGTATACGGGTACAACCTTGATATCGCCACGTGGCCGGTCGCCGTGGAGGTCTGGTGGGGAGAGGGGTACCCGTTGCGACATGGACATCAGGCACGCCGAACGGTAGAACTCGCTGATCTTGGCTGGTGGGTGATCTATATCTGGTTGTCCCGCAAGCTCCCTACCGAGGCTGATGCGAACGCAGTAGTCACCTTCCACGAGGTGGCCAGCCGGTACCCATTTCCCATCCGCCCGCAATATCGGGTGGTTAGGGGTGATGGTGAGCTGGTCACCTCTGGCCAAGCTGATCGTCACCATCTGGCCCTCGTACCAGCGCCGCATCACCGCACGCAGTGAAGGGACCTGAACCAACGTATCCCCGGGGACACACTGGATCACCTCCTGGGCCGGCCCGTTTGGGTCCCCCGGGAACTCCAGCTCGAACCCGCCCACCTCGAACGGTTCGGCCACCGGGACCCGCTGGCCATCGGCGGCCCGGTGGCTGTCCCGGGTCCGGGAGTCGGTGGTGGCCAGCCAGACCTTCTCCATCGGGTTCCCGGTCTGCTCAGCCACGGCCCGGAAGGCATCGAAGCGCCCGGCGTTCAGCGCGCCGATCGCCTCGGAACGCGCCACCACGGTGGCGCGGTTGGGCCATCGTTCGCTGGCTGTGGTTGACAGAACGTTGTCAACCCGTTCCGCTATCTCGGGGATACCCTCCCCGAGGTTCACCCCCTGGGCAACCTGTCCGGCTACCAGGTCATAGACCTCATCGGGGATGCGAACCATCCGATTGGTCACCTCGGCCAGGTAGGCCGAGGAGAACGCGCGCTGTTCCCACGGGAACTCCCGGCCAAGGAGCACTTCGTACGCCGAACCCATCGCGGGCCGGACCGCGCCCCGGACCACCTGGTCAACAGCGGCGGCCCAAGCGGGGGTCCGAGCCCAGATCACCTCCAGGTCCGGGCGCTGGCCCCGAAGCACGCGGCGGCCGGTCTCCACCAGCCACCTGGACAGGGCAGCCCAGAACGCGCGCCGGATCGAGCGCTCAGCGGCCCCGGCGTTGATCCTGGCGTCCAGCCGGGCCGGGAGCCACGGGTCCCGACCATCCCCATCCCAGACCGGTTGAGTCACGCTGGCACCCCTACCGGCTCGGGTTCCAGGCCTTGGCCCCGGTTGGCGATGGACAGCGCGGCGTACAACAGGTCATCGTGGTGGGCCATCCCCCGGGTCAACAGCTCGAACACGTACCCACGCAGCAACCGGCCGAGGTCTTCAGCGTCCACCCCCAGGTCTCGGGCCACCTCGGGGAGGTGGTCCCAGGCCCCGATAGTGACCTTCACGGCCTTGTCCGGGGTGACCGGACCCACCCGGACGTGAAGCTCATGGCGGGGGACCTCGGCCCACCGGCCCCGGCGCTCGGCCGGAGTGGTCAGCCGGCCCCCGGCCAGCTCCAGCGCCCGAAGGACGATCAGTTTCGAGGCGGCATTGAACACGTGGGCCGGGTCCGGGGGCGGGGTGGGCCGGGCGGTCATGGCGATCTCGGCTATCCGGTCGTTCAGGCGTGCCTCGATGGCACGCGCGGCCCGGTTGCCGAGCGCGGCCGTGATGGCGCGCGCCGAACCCGGGTCCGGGTCATCCTCGGACGGGCCATCGTCCAGGTTGTCCGGCGGGCCATCGGCGGGTTCATCGTCGTCATCAGGGGCCGGATTCAGGGCCGGCGCGGCCCCGGTGGCGGCCACCCGGCCGATCACTGGGAACCCAAGGAGACCCTGGATCGCGGGATCAGCCAGAAGCTCGGGCCGGGACTGGACCAGCTTGAGCGCCAGCATCTTAACCCGCTCCTGGGTGGTCGGCATCTGGGCCGGGTCGAAGGCCCCCGCCTTCACGGCCTCCTCATCCGACAACAGGAGCCGATCGTGGAGCTGAAGCGCTTCATCCATCCGGTTGGGCCGGGCGGCCAACGGGGAGGTGTCGAAGGCGAAGGCGTAGCGCTCCGGGCTGGTGATCCCCATCCGCTCCAGGGCCGGCCGGAGGAAGCTCCGGGTCAGCGCATCGGCGATGTAGCCCAGGTAGGACTTGATCCGCTTGATGCCCTCCTCGGAGATGGCCCAAGCGGTGTTACCGGTGAAGAACACTTTCCCGTTACGCCGGGCCAAGAAGGACTGTCCCACAGGAACTTTAGGGCAGAAGATCACGCCCGTGTAACTAACATGTTCGATGTGTGCCCCTGGGCGGGGCGCGAAACGTGTACTCGGCCCCCAGGAGAGCCACGCGACCGGTAGGTTCCCCCACCCGGTCTGTTGGTTCCGGCGGCCCCGCGACACTCGGTGGCCCAGCAAGATCGCTGCATGCTCGAACGCGTCCAGACGAGACTCGTCTACAGAGAACAGGGTGCGCCGGTTCCCGTTAGCGCGCAGTGCGGTTTCCAACAAGAGGTGAAGCTGGGCCTGTGTCAGTAGGCTCACCGTGTCGCGAGATAGAAACCACCGGGTGCCGATTCGTACACCATAGGCGTCCATAGCCGCAGTGGCTGTCTTCGACAGCATCCACTCGTTGACCCCGGCTGAGTGATCGGTGTAGTGCGCGTGATCCACGTCCCGGACGGCAGCTTGAATCGAAGGGAAGTTCTCGGCGTTCCGTTGCCGGATGCGAAGCTGGTACCCCCTGTTCGGAGGGGTCAAGTCAGCGTCAGTGGCGCACCAGGCCAGAAGCTGAACGAACGCGTCACTGAACTTGGGTTCGGCAGGAAGGTCCTGGTAGGTCGCCCCCAGTAGCATCGACCTACGGCGCCGGGACTGCCCACCATGATCCGGGTTGTCCAGAAAGTCTTCAGTACGGGCCCATTCCAGCCTCCCATCTCGTTCCACCGGCCACCGGTGGTCAGGGGTGGTCAGCGAAGAGTGAAGCTGACTTTCCAGGGAGATCATGGGTCGGTCCACCACATGCTCGACACGGGCGCCGCTGATTGCCTGGAAACAAGAGGTCCCGGATTCGATATCCAGCGCCAGGACCTCTACCCCCGCTTCAAGGCCCTGATACGTGATCCACCCGTCACGGGTGTAGATCTCGGTGGCCTCGTCGCAAGGCCAGTGGTTGGCCGTGGCCATCCCGATCAGGATCTCATTCGGGATCTCGAAGGCCGAGGCCACGCGCCCGATCGCCTTCTCCTTCATCGGGCTGATCTCGCTGGACAGCTCGGACCAAAACGTAATGGGCCGGATCTTGTCCAGGTGTTCGATCATCTGGTCCGGGATGGTGGCCATCATCGGGACCACCGAGCTGGCCTGGCCCTGGCTGCGCATCGAGGTTGCGGCGGCCCGCTGAAGGTAGGCCATGAACCCAGCCAGACCCTCCGGATCATCCTCACCCCGGGGGAAGTCGATCCCCTCGGGCAGGAACCACACCCCGGCGCCGGTCAGCCGGGAGTCCAGCTCGGCAAACTCCCGCTTGGTCAGAAGCTCGATCTCCCGAAGCGGCACGATGGCGGCCCGGGTGGGAGAGTCGGCCTGGTCCACGTCATTGGGGTGGGGGCGCCAGCACCGGGCCAGGATGTCCGTCCCGTCCCGTAGCTTCAGCTCATCGCCTCCCCGGGTCTTGGGCCGGCGCACGATCACGTCATTACCCTGGCGCTTGAAGGCGGCCCCGGTGACCACGAACCAGGAGCCCTCGGCATCCTCGGGAGACTCAGCGGCCCCCTCCCCCACGATCCAGCACTCGCCACCCACGGCCAGGTCCACCCCGGCAAGCCGGAGGTTGTCATCCCGGTGGGTTCCGGTGCCCAGGGGGACAGCGGCCAGACGCGCGATGCGCGAATCGGCGACCTCCCCGGTCTCCTCCCCGGTCTCGGCCACCTCGGTGACGAACAGCCGGGCCTGAGCCACGCTGTCCCCGATCCAGTTGGACAGGAACCGGTGCTCGGGAACGATGTCGTACAGGCGCCAGGCTTCGATCTGCCAGTCCCGGTTCCCGAACTTCCAGGTCTTCCAGGAGCTGGCCTGGTCCAGGGGGACCACGGCGGTGGCGCTGGACAGGGAGCGGCGGCGGCGGCCCTCATCGAGTCGGGGGCGCTTCAGGGCCACGGGCTTACCTCCCCATGTTCGAGATCATCCCGGCCACCTGAGCGAACGCGAGCGCCAGGGCCGGGACCAACAGGATCGGGTGGTCTCCCCAGAACCACACCAGGGGGGCGGCGGCCATCGAGACCCACACCCCAGTACACCACGGACAGGTGATCAGCTTGGCCAGGAACGAGCCGAGCGTACGCGGCCGATCGTCCAGCCAACCGATGGCACGGTCCCGAAGATCCTCGGTGATGGCGTCCAGCGTGACCAAGCCGGTCACACGGGTCACGGCCAAGGCGTAGACCACCAGGATCAATGGATCAAGCATGGCACTAAGGGTACGGGATGGGTGGCACTTCAGGCACGATGCCCGAGGGCCGGAGGATTCCTCCGGCCCTCGGGGTGTTATCTGGGGTTACACCCTGCTACAACAGTCCTTGCACAGCATCCCTCGTACGGCAGTGTCCAGGCTGTTCAACCCGAAGGCGGTTCCTTGCGAGAGCCACCCGGACACGGTACCGGACCGGCCACACGATGATGACCAATCGGTGAACCGCGCGCCGTGGGGGTTCTCCCACTCCTTCAGCTCAGCCCGGTGGACCATGTGAACCAGCATGTCCCCACCAACGACTCCCAAGGTCCGGGTGGGTTTACTGCCCAGGATCGCCCGGCCCATCCCGATGGGGCCTTCACCACTTGGATGGTTGATCGTCTTGGCCACGGTGGCCTCCCTTCCTGTCAGCTCTAACCCTACCGTCATGGCTGTTAAGTGTCAACCCCGGGACCGGGTGGACCCTTCCGAGCTGGCTCATCGCTTCCCCCGATTGCTGGACCCGATCCGGCCAGCGTGGAAGCTCCCACACTGGTTACACCAATAGGTGTTGGTCTGGTCCAGGCGCCATCGGCCTGAGCGGACCATCTGGCGGCGGTGGGCCTCGGCGGCCTGTTTGGTGGCGTGCTGGATCTTGGTTGCGCACTTGCGCAGATAACCGGCGCTCATGACCGGCCCCCGTACGGGACCACGGCGCGGCGCGCCACCCGGCACAACCAACCGTCCCGGGTGGCTTGCATCGGGGAACCGCAGCACTCCGGCACCGGGAGCGTGTTGGGTGGCGTCGGTGCTGGCATGTGCGGGTGCTCCCACGGCCACATTGCCCCCAGCGCCTTGGCCGCGCTGATCCGAGAGTACGCGGCCATCTCCCGGTCGCTGGCGCCCGGTCGGGACAGGTGATTCAGGACGTGGTACCCGCTCGGGAACCCGTGCGGGGGCCGTCCCCCAACCATCCTCCCCTCCTCATCGGTCCAGTAAAAATCGGTCCCGTTCCTGGCCCAGGTGAGGATCAGGACGCACTCACACGTCAGGCACCGGGTCCGGGTGGGAAGTGCTATCGCCCGGAGTGGGCCGGTAGGTGTGCATTCTGCCTGGTTCAGGTCCCGCTGTCGGGGCGTGTACCCGCTCATGACCAAGCACCCCCCGAGACCGGACGCGCGAACCGGTCAGCGTTGCCGGCCCGAGCAAGCCTGGCCGGCGGGGGGACCATTGCGGTCTTGCCGGCCTGGCGCTGGTCGGTAGACCAGTTGGCCACGGCCTCCCGGAGAGCGGCCACCAGCTCGATGACCTCCGGGTCAGTCGGTGGGACCTCGTAGCCGTAGGTGGTGCCGAACCGGACCGCGCTGGTGGCCCAGACGTGGCAGTACGCCTCGTAGAGGGCCTGGCGCACGGTTCCGGCCTTGCCCGGGGTTCCGGAGAACGGTCCCCAGTCCTGGACCTCCTCCAGGCCCATCCGGGCCAGGTAACGCGCGTCGCACTCATCGCAGTGGCCCAGGAAGTGGTTCGTGTCGGCGCCCGGCCGGTAGTGGCCCGGCGCTCCGATGATCCTCATGATCGGTAATCCCTTCCCTCGTTGGTGGCCCAATCCTAACAGTCATGCCGGTAAGGTGTCAAGCGGAAGGCCCGGCCACCTTCCGGGGGCCGGGCCTTCAGGGGGGCGGGTCACCCCATGCGCTCGAAGTTGTCCCACTCTGGCAGCATCAAGCGCGCCCGGATCTCCCGGGTGGGCTCATCGTCGGCCGGGACGTAGCCGTCCTCCTCCATCCGGGTCAAGACCTTGGTGAGCTGGTCCCGGTCGGGCCACTCCCAGAACGACAGGGTGACCCTGCCCTTCTCGGGGTGGGTCCAGGTCCCGGTCTCAGCCAGCTTCCGGCGCCGGGCGGCCTCCCGGAGCATTATCCGGCCCACGGTCTGAGCGAACAGGATCTCGGTAGCCACCAGACCCACCAGGAAGCCCACCAGGTGGCGACCATCGAAGACCGGGCCGGTGACCACGTACGCGGTCCCCCCTCCGGCCAGCGCGGTGAACGCGCTCATCACCACGATGGAGGTCCGGGACGGGACCGGGGTGGTACGGTTGTGCTGGTCAGGGAACGACATGATCCTTCCTTCCTGTTGATCGGCTTCGGCCCCCCTCCCCCTGGGAGCGGGGGCCGTCGCTGTTGTGGCGTTACTTGACACCTTACAGGCAATGCGGTAAGGTTACAAGCGTCCGGGACGAACGAACCCGATACAGGAACAGGAAGTGATGAAATTGACTCAGGTTTCGGGCTCCATCTCGCTGGAGCTGGGCAAGGTGGTCCGGGAGACCGCCAAGGCCACCCTGGCCGGTCTGCTCACCCGGACCGCGCCGGAAGGGGAGGTCACCCCGCTGGAGGAGATCAGCGGGTCCGTGGCGGCCAGCGTGACCGAGGCGGTCATGCCGGTGCTGGCCATCCTCGAAATCCTCGAAGCCAAGATCGACCGGATGACCGCGCTCCTGGAGGACGTGGCCAAGGCCGAGGCGATCGTCCGGCGTGCCACCGGCACCCAGCCGGCGGCCAGCGTGCTGGAGTGGGACAACCTGGTGGCCACCCTGAGCCACCACCTCCCGGCCGGAACCTCTCACCCGAGCGTGGGGGACGGGTTCAAGGTGGCTGAGTTCCAGGCGTCCCACCTGGCCGAAGCCGGGTACGCCATCGTCCCGGTCTCCGGGGAGGCCCTGGCCGGCACGGTGGCCACCCAGGAAGCCCACCAGCCGGCGGTCACTTTCGCTGGGATGGACGTAGAGCGGGCCGACGCCAGGCTGGCCGAGGCCCGGCGCAACGGTGCCGATGACTCCTGGTACGAGGGGGCCCGGCGCAACGGTGCCGATGACTCCTGGTACGAGGGGGCCCGGCGCAACGGTGCCGATGACTCCTGGTACGAGGGGGCTTCGGCGTGAGCACGGGAACCGCAACGTCCACCGGGAGCGGTGGCGCGCTGAAGGTGGCCGGAGTGGTCATCTTGCTGATTGCCGCGCTCGGGTTCGCCACCTCCCAGGGGTGGATCAGCCCAGGAGGGGACCCCTCCGAGCCCGGGGGCGCGCCGGAGGAGGAGCCCAAGCTGGTCATCCTCACGGCGGCCTGGGGTCACTTCGAGCCCGGGGAGGGGACCTGGCCGGACGGAGAGCCGCGCCGGAAGTTCCGCGACGATGACCGGGACGTGACGATCACGTTCTGGGTGGATGGGGTGGAGCACGCGGCCACCCGGGACGATCGGCCCGGGGAGCCCTGGACCGAGTACCTGGCGCTTCACTCCGGGGCCGAAGTCCGGCTCCTGGTGGAGCAGCACGGGATCGGCG